AGCTTGCCATCACGGCCGTCACCGAGCAGCGCACCGAGACGTTCAACAACTACCCCCACCTCTACGACGGCCTCAGCCTGCTGGGCTTCAACGCCTACAGCGGCCAGGGCATTCAGGATCTGCGCTCGATCTCGGTGTTCGTGCAGAAGGGCAAGATGGTGCGCCGGCTGCGCGGCGATGGCACCTATCCCGACGCACCGGACGGCTCGAGCAGCTACGCGCCCGACATCTTCCTCGACACCATCCTCGACGGGCAGAACGGCATCGGCCGGTTCGCCAAGGTCGGCGGCGTCGATCTGCAGGGGCTGGTGCTGGCGAAGCGCTTCTGCCGGCAGAACGGCCTCTTCATGGATGGCGTGATTGCCGAGCAGACGCCGTGGCGGCAGTTCTGGGCTGAGGTGGCCCCGTTCAGCCTGCTCGAGCTCGGCCGGGTCGGTGGCCGCGAGACGCTGGTGCCCGCTATCCCCTGCAACTCCGATGGGACCATCACCCGCGAGGTGACGATCACCGCGCTGTTCAACCAGGGCAACATCCTCGAGGACGCGTACAAGGAGGAGTTCATCGACTTCGGCAGCAACGTGCAGGACCTGATCGCCTCGGTGATCTACCGCGACACCGAGACCGATGGCGTGTTCCCCCGCAACCGCAGCGTGGAGGTGAGCCGCGCGTGACCAACCGCAGCCAGGCGATCCTGTTCGGCAAGCTGCTGTGCAACCAGCGGCGCCACATCCGCCGCGCCATTGAGTTCTCGACCTTCCCGACCGACAGCGTGATCGAGCCGGGCAGCTACATCTACGTGGCGATCGGGCAGAACCAGTGGGACCAGGTGACCACTGGCATGGTGGAGGCGGGCGGCGTGCTTAACACCCCGATCGGGCAGGTGCCGAACGGCAGCGGCCTGAAAGCGCTGGTCTACCAGTCGGGCAGCGACGTGATCCAGGTGGACAGCGTGACGGTCACCGATGGCACCGCCTCGGCCCTGGCGCCCTATGTCGGCCGGCTGTTCGTGCTCGGCGCCACCATCACCCGCAAGCGTGTGTTCCGGGTAACGGAGGTGCAGATGGATGAAGAGGGTGAGGTGAGCGTGAGAGCGATCGAACATCCGTGTGTTCAATCGGACGGCCGCACCTTGAGCCTGATCGCCCAGTTCGCTGATAGTGGGTTCACTGTTCGCTAGCCTGACTTCAGACTGGGCCGCTGTTCATGGGCTTTTACACAAGCCGTACTGGCAAGCTGGAGTTCTGGGACGGCACGGTCTACAAACCAGTGGCGAAGATCCGCGACTGGTCGCTCGAGTCCAGTGTGGAGCTGCTCAGCACCACCGCGATCGACAGCACGGTGACCACGTTCACCCCTGGCATGAAGTCGGCCAGCGGCAGCGCCACCCTGCTCTACTACCGGCTCGAGGCCGGCGAGTCGGCCACGCTGACGCAGTTCACCGCGCTGCTGGGCAAGATCCAGAAGGTGGGCGCCGTCACCGAGGCCGATCGCGTCAAGCTGAAGCTGCGCGTGGGCGATGGCGCAGCCGATGACATTGAGTTCTTCGCCTACATCACCTCGACGCAGGTGGGCGTGAGCACCGGCGAGCTGGTGGTGGTGCCGATCCAGTTCACGGTGGATGGCGACTTCGTGGCCGGCGGCGTGATCGTATGACCTTCTTTCTCGGCACTAAGGGGAATATCCGTCTGCGGCGGGGCAGCTCGGTGCAGATGGGCGAGCTGGTGGACAGCATCGGCCCTGACGATGTGAATACCAACCTTCAGCGCCTCAGCTTTGACAGCGCAGGCGACAACCTGCTGACCGGCGACCGGGTGGATATTGCCACCGCTGACGCGCGCGGGCTGGTCTGCTTCGCTACCGGTGCATGGCCTGACGGTGAGCGCCGCTCAAACATCGCGGCCTACGTGAACGTGAACGCAGCGGGCGGCCTGCGGTTCTTCAGGGAGTTCACCGATGCGGTGAACAACGTGCGCGCCAACGAGCTGCCCCTTGAGGTTTTTGCTGGTGCTGCCCTGCCGATCACTGTTGCGGTCAAGGACTCGACCTACAACGTGCTCGGGAACGTGGTTGACTACACCCTGGCTACGGATCGCGAGGCGATCGACTCCACCACGCTGAACGACCGCTTCCGCCAGCTCTACTCCGCCGGCCTGCTCTCGGGCAGCGGCTCGATCACCTGCGCCTTTGACTACACCACCTCAGGCGTGACCGAGACCCCGCTGCTGATGCTGCAGCTGATCAACCGCCTCGACATCGGCAGCGAGTTTGACTGCGCGCTCTACCTCACCGACAAGAGCAACGATGAGACGGTGCAGAACGTCTACTACGAGTTCACCGCAATGGTGACGAAGGCCGGCGTGGAAGTGCGCGCGGGCGACATCATCAACAGCACCATCGATTTCGTGGCGACCGGTGAGATCAGGCTGCTGATCGGTCAGGCTTCCGGCTACGTGCTCAAGGAAGACGACGACAAGATCAAGCTGGAGCAGAACCTCGACTTCTTGCTCACAGAACCGGACGACTAACATGGGTGCTAGCAGTGGTGCCCTTGGAGGCTGAGCCTTGGCAGACCAACGCATTACCCAGCTGACGGCGCTGCCCAAGGCATCGGTGGCTGCCACCGACGTGCTGCCCATTGCCGACATCTCGGCATCGCAGACGAAGAAGGTCACCGCCAAGGATCTGGTGGATGCCGGCCTCGATCTGGTAGATGCCGGATCGCTTGACCTGGCGAAGCTCGACCAGAACAGCGGCACCAAGCTGGGCACCGCGGCGCTGGCTGATGACGCGATCACGGCGGCCAAGCTCGGCGAGGACTCCACGGTCTTCGTCGGCAGTGCTGCGCCTAGCACCGACAACTACGAAGGCCGCGGCTGGCTGAACAGCACCAACGACAGCCTGGCGATCTACAAGGCGGGCGCCTACACGCCAATTCAGGTGCGGGCCGAAAACATCCCGGCCGGGCAGATCAACACCAGCGAGTTGGCTGATGGTGCGGTGACCACTGCCAAGGTCTCGAGCCTCGGCACGGCTGCTCTGGCCGATGATTCCGTCACCTACGCCAAGCTGCAGAACACCAGCGGCAGCAACATCCTGCTGGGCCGCAGCACAGCCGGCGCCGGCAACGTCGAGGAGATCACCTGCACCGCGCAAGGCCGCGCGCTGCTCGATGACGCGGACGCTGCCACCCAGCGCAGCACGCTGGGGCTCGGTTCCCTTGCCACCCAGAACGGCACCTATTCCGGCACCCACAGCGGCACCAGCTCGGGCACGAACACCGGCGATCAGACGATCACCCTGACCGGTGATGTGACGGGCTTCGGCACCGGATCGTTCGCAACCACGATCGCGGCCGGTGCGATCAACGAGCTCAAGCTGGCCAGCAATGCGGTGACCACCGCGAAGATTTTTGAAGCCAGCGTGACCGGCGTCAAGCTGGCGAACAACTCGGCCGCTGTTGTGGCATCTGCCGCCCCTTCTGGCGCCGGCGCCTTCATCGGTCAGCAGTGGATTAACACCAACACCGCGATCGAATACACCTGGGACGGCAGCAGCTGGGTGCGGCAGGCATCGCTCGGCGCCGTGCTGCTGTTCTCCGAGACGACACCGCTCACGTTTGCGGTCACCTATCCCGACCCCTACACCGCCAGCGTTGCGGTGGCGCTTGACGTGCAGGCCGCTGCTCGCGTGTGGGCCGGCCCGACCAGCGGCGTGGACGCTACCCCCACCTTCCGCGCGCTGGTGCCTGGCGATCTTCCAGATGCCACCGCCAGCACCAAGGGCATCATCCAGCCCGGCACCGGCCTAGCGATCACCAGCGGCACCCTCAACCACAGCAACAGCGCTACAGCCGGCACCTACACCAAGCTGACGATCGACGCGCAGGGGCATGTCACCACCGGCGCGCTGCTGTCGGCCTCGGATGTCCCCGCGCTTGACGCCAGCAAGGTCACCAGCGGCACTTTCGGCACGGCTTACATCGCCGACGACGCGATCACGGGCCTGAAGCTGGCAAACTACTCCACTGCCAAGGTTGGCGAAACGCTGCCAACCGCGGACTACATCGGGCAGATCTTCCTGAATCCGCTCGATAAAGCCTTCTTCATGTGGGACGGCAACGTCTGGCAGCCGATCGGCATCTCAGCCGGTTCGGTCATTTTCGCCGGCACCTACAACGCCACCACAAACCAGATCGCCACGGTGACCACCGAGGGCACAGCGATCGGGCTCAGTGTGGGCAATGCGCTCCCTGCTGCATCGCAGATCAATGAGTCCTACTACGTGGTGGTCTCGACCGGCGGCACCGGCGTCAGCCCGGCGCCTGCTGTCGCGCTTGCACCGCCTGACCTGATCCTGTCCAACGGCAGCGCTTGGGTTGAGATCGATGTCAGCTCCACCTATGTGGCGCAGACGGCATCGAACGTCGGCTTCACCCCCGGCGCCAACCTTGGCAGCACGAACGTTCAGGCTGCGCTCGAGGAAGTCTCAAACGAGTGCCGCAACGCCAGCAACATCACCAGCGGCACGCTGGCCGCCACCCGCGGCGGCACCGGCACCGGCAGCTACACGAAAGGCGACCTGCTGGCGGCCTCCAGCGGCACGGCACTGAGCCAGCTGGCGGTTGGCACCAACGGCCAAGTGCTCCGCGCCAATAGCGCCACGGCGACCGGCCTCGAGTGGGGCGCCGACTTCGTGGGCACGGTCACCACTGTCAGCAGCTCCACGGCAGCGCTCACCGTTGCAACCGCGACCACCACACCAGCCCTGACGATCCGATCCGCCACCACCTCGGTGAACGGCATCGTCCAGCTGAGCGACTCGACCAGCACCAGCAGCTCAGTGTTGGCGGCAACATCCACTGCGGTGAAGTCGGCCTACGACCTCGCGAACGCGGCGCTGCCCAAGGCTGGCGGCACCATGACCGGGCCGCTCGAGCTCGGCGCTGGCGTCTCGATCGTGTTTGAGGGCGCCACCGCTGACGCGTTTGAGACGGTGCTCACCTGCGCTGACCCGACTGCCGATCGCACGATCACGCTGCCGAACCTGACCGGCACTGTTGCGCTCACCAGCGATCTCGATGACGGAACCTACTGATCGGTGCCGTTAGCCTGAGGCGATAACTTCCGGCCCCAAAGGAGGGCGTTAAGGAATGTCTCTGCAGCATCTCCGTAGCAGCACGGCAAACAAGCGCCCGGTGCCCGGCAACATGTCCGAGGGCCAGCTGGCGCTGAACAGCAATAACGGCAGCCCCGGCCTGTTCTTCAGGGATAGCAACAGCAACCTAGTGAAAGTCGGCCCGGTGCATGTTGGCACCACAGCGCCCAACGCCAGCCCCGCTGTGGGTGGCACCGCAGGTAACAGCGTGGGTGAGCAGTGGCTGGATACCACCGGCGGCACCTATGTCTTCAAGGTGTGGGATGGCACGGCTTGGCGCAGCGAGAGCGGCACGTTCGTGGACGTGAACGGCGATGTAATGACCGGCGCGCTCGGCATCATCGCCGGTACCGCAGCAGCGCCGGGTCTGTATGTCAGCGGCGACACCAACACCGGCATCTACAGCCCCGGCGCAGACCAGCTGGCGATCAGCACGGGTGGGACGGGCAGGTTGTTTGTTGATGCGAGTGGGAATGTTGGTGTTGGGATTACTGGTGGTACGCTGGCTGGCGGAACAGCTTTTCAAGTTAAATCTGGAATCAATGCCGCCCATGTAACCGCTCAAGGATCGGATGCGTCTTCTTGGTTGCAACTTTATAGCGGAACAAACGCAGCAGATAATACCGCTTTAATTTGGAATAGTACATCTGCGTTGCGCTTTGCTACAACAACTGCGTTAGGTACAATCGGATTTACTGAACGTGCCCGCATCGACTCCAGCGGCAGGCTGCTGGTGGGGACGTCTACTAGCATTCAAACTCCACTAAGTTCCTCAACTCTTGGAACACCTCGTTATCAACAAGCAGATGCGTTTCAAGCAGAAGCAAGTGCTTTTTGGAGTACTTATAGCACAACCTCGACCGTTGCTCCTAATTTACTTTTAGGTAAAAGCCGTGGAGCGCTTAGTGCACAGGGCTTGGTCAGCAATGACGACTCACTGGGGCGTGTTGTTTTTCTTGGCTCTGACGGTCAAGCCGTTGGTACCAATGCAGGCTTCATTAGAGCTGCTGTAATTGAAGCTCAGGTTGATGGCGTTGCGGCGGCAGGTGATATGCCAGGCCGTCTGGTCTTCAGCACTACCGCAGATGGTGCAGCAAGTCCTACGGAGCGGATGCGGATCACCAGCGACGGCTACGTGCGCCTCTCGGCCAGCTCGCCCGGCATCCAGTTCAACGGCGACACCGCGGCTGCCAATGCGCTCGATGACTACGAAGAGGGCACCTTCACGCCGACGATTGTGGGCACGACGACCGCGGGCACCGCGACCTACGGCGGCAGCGGGCAGCAGGGTCGCTACACCAAGATCGGCAACCGCGTTTTCTTCGATCTCTACCTCGCATGGTCGGCACACACCGGCACAGGCGATCTGCAGATCAACGGTCTGCCCTTCACAGTGCAGAACACCACCAACCTCAACCGCACCTACAGCGTCATCCTCAGCAGCCTCGCCTTGACGGCCGGCAGTATTGGCGCCGCGTTCTCTTCGCCGAATACCACCACCATCGCGCTGCGGCAGCTGCCGACCGGTGGCGGTGCTGTGGCCACGATCCCGATGGACACCAGCGCCCAGATCTCCATCTCGGGCTCCTTCGATGTCTAACCTGATCTCACACCTAATCAGACCGGAGGCCTGATCGGATGACACTTGCCAAGCAGTCGATCGTTGACAAGATCGAGGTGGTCGGACCCTACAGCCACCTTCAGGTGCGCGTCTGTGAGCGCGTGCTCGAGGACGGCGCCGTCATCGCCGAGAAGTTCCACCGCCACGTGATCACGCCTGGCGCCGACACCTCAGCCGAGGATGAGCGCGTGCAGGCCATCGCGGGCGCCATCCACACGCCTGAGCTAATCTCCGCCTACCAGGCCTCCCTCACCACAACCGAAGGCTCTGCCGAATGACCACCACCTTCACCTGGGGCATCGCCAATCTTGACCGCAAGCTCGCGGACGGCGCGGTGACCACCGTCCACTGGACTCTCCAGGCGCACGACGGCACCTACTCCACCGGCGCCTATGGATCGATCGGGCTGCCCGAGCCTGAACCCGAGGCCATGGTCCCCTTCGCCGATCTCACCGAGCCCACCATCGTGAGCTGGGTGCAGGATCAGTTCGGTGCCGAGAAGGTCACTGAGATCGAGGCGGCACTCCAGCAGCAGCTGGATCAGCAGCGCCAGCCCGTCACCGGCCAAGGTCTCCCCTGGGCTAGCTGATGGCCGTCAAGTCCAAGACCGGCACCGCGCGCCTCGATCACCAACCGGGGCCGCCCAAGACCACACGCCAGGGGTTCGGCCAACGCAGCCGCCCCCGGCGCCGTGGCAAGAAGCCCCTCCGCGGGCAGGGCAGGTAATGGACCGGGACACGCTCGAAAACTGGCGCAAGATCCGCGACCACATGGAGCGTGTGGGACAAACTGACAACCACTACTACAAGCGTGCCCTTGCTATCCTCGCCGGCGGGCGCGATCCTTTCGACGATGACCCCATAGCTAGCATCACTCGGACGACGTGAGGCCCGATGGAGAGAGAGGTGTCTCACAACGACATCTACCGGGAGCTCGGCGAGCTCAAAGGCTTGATGTCCTCGATTGTCTTGCGCGGCCAGAAGGACGACGAAGAGAAAAAGGATATTTTCGGCCGCCTCAACAAGCTTGAAACCCGCATGGCGCAGGTGCTGCTTGTCGCTGTGCTCGCTGGTGTGCTGCTGCCACCCGTGACCTCCTTTCTAGGCCAGCACTTGCACCTCACCCTGCGTACCCCAGCAGCAACTCTCAAGTAGCCTGAGGAGAGCTATATGACCCCCGAAATGGACCCCGCTACCGTTGCCGCCGTTGCCATCATCGTTGCCGCAGGCTCCGAGCTCATCGCGCTGAGCCCGCTCAAGTCCAACAGCTGGCTGCAGCTCATCATGCAGATGCTGCGCCTCGCCTTCCCTAAGCGTCGCGCCTGAAAGGATGGCCAGGCTGACCGACCACGTCAAGCACAGCGATCTGACGTTGTCGCATCACATCGCGTTCTGGAACGCGGTCGAAGGAAAGCTGCCGCCCGGTTCCCTCGAACCCGCCGGTGAACTCGGCAGCATCTGGTCGGCAGCGGTGGCACCCAAACCGCCGTTGCCGACCAACCCCATCAAGGTGCCCTACTACAGCCAGCGCGACTCCGGCACGGCGCATGCCCACCGGATGTGCTTCTCGAGCAGCTGCGCCATGCTCCTCGAGGCGCTGAAGCCCGGCACGCTGATCGGCTCCAACGGCGACGACACCTACCTCGGCCGGGTGTTTCGCTACGGCGACACCACTGACAGCCAGGCGCAGATCAAGGCGCTCGCCAGCTTCGGCATCACGGCTCGCTTTGTGACCAACGGCAACTTCAGCACGATCGAGAAGCAAATCAAGGCCGGCATTCCCGTGCCCTGTGGTTTCCTCCACAAAGGCCCTGCCAGTCATCCCGTGGGTGGTGGCCACTGGCTCACCGTGATCGGCTTCAACCGCGATGCCCTGGTGGTCAACGATCCCTACGGTGATCTGGATCTCGTCAACGGCACCTACCTGAACAACAAAGGTGCCGGCCTGAGCTACAGCCGCAAGAATTTCGGCCCACGCTGGATGCCGGATGGCACAGGCACTGGTTGGTGCATCATCGCTGAACGGCCATGAACCGCGCAGTGCAGCAGGCGATCGTCACAGGCATCGGCGTGGGCTTCGCCTACCAGCTGGGCCTCGCCGGCGCTCAGATCGCCGTCTGCGAGCGCATGCGCTCCGGTCAGTGCTCCGCTGAATGGGACAAGGGCTTCACCGTCAGCTCCGGCCTGCTCAGCACCCTGCTCGCCTACTTCATCGACTCCCCCAGCGCACCAGCCATCCCACCGCGGAGATCACGGCATGTTCGATCGTCAGAAACTGATCCAACAACTCCGTCGTCATGAAGGCGAACGGCTGAAGCCTTACCGCTGCACCGCCGGCAAGCTGACCATCGGCGTCGGTCGCAACCTGGATGATCGCGGCATCACCGCCGCAGAGTCGGCCTATCTGCTCAGCAACGACATCGACCGGGTATGGACCGAACTGCAAGCGAGACTTCCGTGGGTGACTGGGCTGAACGATGTGCGGCAGCGTGTCTTGCTCGACATGGCCTTCAATCTCGGAATCGATGGCCTGCTGAAGTTCCGCAACACCCTGGCCACCATCCAGGCCGGCAGCTACCAGAAGGGCGGGGAGATGATGCTGGACAGCCTCTGGGCGAAGCAGGTGGGGATGAGAGCGCAGCGACTCTCGAGGATGATGCAGACGGGCACCGATGGATAGACCCGGTCAACCGGAAGGTGGCACCAGGGCTGTGGAAGCTGTTCGTGCCAGGCCGCGGCACCGTCTGGATGGCGGCCTGGGCTGGTGAGACGCGGCGAACGTTTCACGAGCAGTTTGCGCGGCTGTGGCTGGAGCAGCGGCAGTCGCAAAACGTAATTGGACCCGACGCTAATGACGGGTAACCTGAGGCCGACACCATAGAACTGCTGTGATCCTTCACGATCGAGAGGTCCGCCGCCTTTGCGAAGAGGAGCGGATGATTGTGCCGTTTGATGTTGAGCAGCTGAACCCGGCTAGCTATGACCTGCTGCTGGGCAATCACCTGATGGTCGAATCCGTTGCATCGCCTGAACTGGTGCGGGTCGACATCAGCGACTGCACCAAGGACAGTCCTTACATGCTGCCTCCTGGCGCCTGGGTGCTGGCAGAAACCTGGGAGACATTCAACATGCCCGACGACATCGCCGGACTGTTCTTCCTGAAGTCCAGCCGGGCACGCGAAGGTTTCGAGCACAGCCATGCCGGTTTCGCCGATCCGCAATGGACGGGATCCAAGCTCACGCTCGAGATTTCCAACGCCCGTCAACTGCACCCGCTGCCGCTGTATCCAGGCATGAAGATCGGCCAGATGGTCTTTCATCTGCTGGCTGGCATCCCAGACATCTCCTACGCAGCCGTGGGACATTACAACAACCACTCGCAGGTGATGCCTTCATGGGAGTCGAACTGATCCACTGCACGCCCGACTGCTGCGCTACCTGATCAAGCACCGGCATTGGAGTCCATTTGAGATGGCATCGATGTGCGTCCAGATCGAAACTGAGCGCGACATTGCCGCTCAGATCCTGCGCCACCGGAGCTTCAGCTTTCAGGAGTACAGCACCCGCTATGCCAAGACCGTACCGGCCGAGATCCCTGCGCTCAGGCGCCAGGACACCAAGAACCGGCAGAACAGCTTCGACGATCTTGAGCTCGAGCTAGCCGACCAGCTGATGACGAAGGCCGGCGGAGCGATCGTTGCCGCCTACCGGGCCTACGACGACATGCTTGAGGCCGGCGTTGCCAAGGAATGCGCCCGGCGCATTCTGCCGCTCTGCACGCCCACGACGCTGTTCATGCACGGCACCTTGCGATCGTGGCTGCACTACATCGACGTGCGCACCGACCCCGGCACCCAGCTCGAGCACCGGCAAATTGCCGAAGCTAGCCGCGAGATCTTTCGGCAGCAGTTCCCGATCATCGCGGAGGCGGCATGGGCATGAGATTCGCATCCCGCACTGGTGAGTTCAGTCCCCGCGAAGGCCTCGAGATGGCCTATGAGCTGTTTGCCGATGGTCGCCCCCGAGAGGCGGCCATGATGTTCCTCGCCTACGCCGATCAGGACAACGACCTCGGCATGGTCAGCCAGAGCGAGTACGAGGCGCTCGCCGATCACTTGAAAGAGATGATGGCTATCGTCGCGGTCTACAACCTGATCATCGACCGTCAGCTGCAGCCGGTGCTCACCGACGAAATGGAGCCCGCCTATCAGCAGTCGCCCTGGTACGACGAGAACTACAGGCCGAGCTGATCGGCGACGCTTCGCGCCATGTCCTTGGCGCCATCCTCAATCAGGTGGGCATAGCGACTGGTGGTGAGCGGGCTGGCGTGGCCAAGCAGGCCGCCGACTTGTGGCAGGGTCAGGCCGGCCCTAGTGAGCGCGACTGAAGCAAAATGGTGTCGCAGATCGTGTACCAGCAGGCCGTCAATCTGCGCCATGCGCATCAGCTCTTCCCATAGCTTCTGGTAGCCCACCAAGTGGCTACTACGATCGCCTGCGATAATCCATTCAGTGTTTGACCTGAGTCTCAGTTCTCTCAAGATGCGAACTGCTGCAGGAGGAAGATGTACTACACGCTTTTTTCCGGTCTGGCCGCCGGTCTTGTGACCCTCAGCGGGAATCACCATCACAGCTGCCTGCTCGTCGACCCACTCCCACCGTCCGCGGCATATTTCACCAACTCGACAGCCAGTCAGCATCAGCAGCCGTACCAGTTGAGCGAAGCGCCAGCGCAGTGGCGTGGTGGCTATCGCGTCCAGTGCGGCAACCAGCCGATCCCGCTCTTCGTTTGACAGGTAGCGCTGCCGCTTGCGCTCGCCGTTGCTCGGGATCTTGGCACAGGGGTTTGCATCGCACAGGCCCCACAGCATGGCGAGGTTGAATGCCTTGCGCAGGACCGCCAGCGTTCGGTTGGCCTGAGTGTGGCTGATGTTTCGCAGCAGCTGCATGACCTGCGCCGTCGTGATCGACCGCACCTTGGCGGCGCCCCAGGCTGGGATGATGTGAACATCCCAGATGCTTCGGTAGCCGGCGCGGGTGCTCGCTCGCAGCTTTGGGTAGTGCTCGGCCTGCAGGCGCTGGCACAGATCGGCCATGCTTGGGCCGCGGCGGAGCTCCTGGCGGGCACTGGTGGGCGCTTGACCGCGAGCAACGGCTGCGAGCAGCTTGTAGGCCTCCTCGCGGGCCAGCGTGCGACCGATCACGCCAACCCGGCCGATCCTGTGGTGCTGCTGCTTGCCGGTGGGCTCCCGGTAGCGCAGATACCAGGTCTCGACGCCGCTCGGGAGCCTCAGGATGCCGAGGCCGGTGACTTTCGAATCTGCAATCCATTCGCGCACCATTCGCGCAGATCTCCGTGATTTTGGGTGAATCTGCGCGAACGAGCGGTAAAAAGCAATAGCGAATATGCGTGATGATTCATGGGTTTAATGAAAAGCCGGTAAGTTCCGTGAGGACTTTTCAAGCGACTTTTAATCAGTAGGTCGTGGGTTCGACCCCCACAGCGCTCACCATAAATAGCAGACAAAACAGTAACTTAATAGAAATTAAGTTAAGTCGCGAGCCCTGTGCTTGCAACCGTTCGCGCACTATTCGCGCACTTCCCAATCCCGCAGTGATCCCAAAGAAATCCTTGGCCACCAGTGCGTTTGGCTACCGTCTCTGAAGGCCTTGCCGGGGCGCTTCATGGCGACCTACCTCCTCGAAGTGACGGCCAAGGTCGTGGTGCATAGCGACGAGGACTCGATTGAGGACTTCCTCGCCAACACTTACTCGCGCATCGCCGAGTTCGTCCCAGACGACGAGCACATCGTCGACCTAGAGCTGGATGCCTTTCCCCTACCCCAGGAAACAGGTGGATCACCAGATTTCGGAGACGGAGCTGATCCCCAGGAAGGAGGCAAAGCTCCGGTTCCGTGACCAGATCCTCTTGGCATGGGACCACCGCTGCGCCTACTGCAGGGAGCAACTTGGGAAGTCGGCAACCCTTGACCACGTTGTGCCAAAGGTAAAGGGAGGAGCCACTGAGCGCCGAAACCTTGTTGCCTGTTGCCTTTTTTGTAATTCGCTTAAGTCAGGAAGAGACTGGCTGGAGTTCTATCGGTCTCAACCGTTCCATAGCGAGCTGCAAGAACAGGCGATCCTTGACTGGCTTTCTCGAGATATTGGATAGCTCGCTCACTGTACCGACTGGTGCGGACGGTCGCACCCGAGCACTCCAGCCCCTAAGCTGAGTGTCCTCTGAATCGGCAGAGGGCGTTCCGCTGCAGGCCGGCAGCGGTGAGGCGTGCGGGCGCGTGAGCCGGCGCCACCGGCCAACTATTCAGCGTGCCAGCAGGTGGTCGAGGTACAGCTCTGCCTGCCTTAGGTCGCTCGAGTACCGGCAGTAGCCATTGGCGCAGCTGCGGTAGTACAGCTCGCCACCACCGGCGGGTTCCAGCGTTTCGATGGAGCCACCGTCCCGCTCGTGTCGACTGATCACTTCCGGGTTGGACATGCCTTGAAGACCGAGCACTGGGCCGCAAATCTTCCACCAGTCTGACTTGCCTCTGGCCAGCCGAAGCCGCACTGTGCGCTCATCGCTTCCCAGTGAATGCACTGCCAGCAGAGCGGCTTGTTGTCAGCCTTGCGGTTCAGCTGACGTTTCATGTCGGTGTAGATCCGCTCAGCCTTGAAGATCGCCTCTTCGGCGCTCGCTGTCTCCAGGCTGGCTTTGAGCTGTTTGTCTGGTGTTGATCCAAGCCTGATGCGGAGATGCCAGACGTGATCCTGCAGGTTGAGGATCATGCGCCCGGCATGAAACCGCATCATGGCCATAGTGCTGCGTCGATCTTGCGACGGAATTCTTCAATGCTGCTGTCATTATCAATGACAACGTCGAATTCGTCCCAGTCGTCCAGAGCACCTTCAGAAACGTGCTCACCGTTGTGCTCAGCGGTTGGCCGCCGGATCATCCACACCTGACCGCCGGCAGCCTTGACCGCCTGGGCTTCGTTCAGGAACCGCACGTCGTCGGTGACCACGCGATCGTGCCCCTTGATCCGCGCTTCCCAGCAGCGGATCCACACGTCATCAGCCACCTGCTGGCGGCCCCATTCGGTGCCGAGGCGCTGCAGCAGCTGGCGCACCGTGATGCCGACATCAGGGATCACCTTGTGCTTGTCGACCCAGACCAGCCTGAGAGCTTCGTCCTGGCGGTAACCCAGAGATGTCAGAAACTCGCACGCCATCCGCTTGAGCGGCTCGGCAAACGACACTGGCTGAAAGCCCTGATGGGCCAGTACGGTGGCAGCAAACGTCTTGCCCGATTGCGGCGCAGGACTGTAGAGGCCGATGATCCGGCGCGAGTCCTCACGGTCGAAATCGTTGTTCATCGCGTCGCACACCAAAGATCACGGGCCTGCTCAGCGTTGTCACGCATGAACTCCTGCCACAGACCGGTGTAGGTCCCGCGCAGTGGGTGGCCCTTCGGCAGCTCGTCGCGACCAGACTTCTGATACAGGTGCTCGAGGAAGTCGACCTTCTTCTGTTCCTGGGCGGGGTGGCAGTTAAACATCGTGTCCAGCAAGAATGCGAGCATGAACCTGAGCTTCCGAGTGCGTCTCGAAGC